GGCCCTACTGGCCCTACTGGTCCTACCGGTCCTACCGGGGCCACGGGCCCCGCTGGCCCTACGGGTCCTGCTGGCGCTGACGGTGCTACCGGCCCAGCGGGACCGGCTGGCGCTAAAGGTGATACAGGCGATACAGGCCCTGCGGGGCCTACAGGCGCTACAGGCGCTGCGGGTGCTGATGGAGCTACCGGACCAGCCGGCGCTACCGGGCCTGCCGGTCCTAAAGGCGACACAGGCGATACGGGACCTGCCGGTCCTACCGGCCCCGCCGGGGCCACGGGTCCTGCTGGTGCGGACGGTGCGACAGGGCCTGTCGGTCCTACAGGTGCCACAGGCGCTGCTGGACCCAAAGGCGATACCGGGGACACAGGCCCTGCTGGGCCTACAGGGCCTGCGGGTGCTACCGGCGCTACAGGAGCGACCGGCCCCGCCGGGGCTACGACGATCGCGGGTATCTCCGGGCTTCAGGCCGCTTTGGATTCCAAAGCGGGACTTGGCAAAGAGGTCTTCACCGTCGATCGAACAGACGCGATCATCACGCTGGCAAGAAACATGACCGGGTACGGCGCGTACGACTACGACGGTCGGGAGTCCGGCGCGTTGTGTCTGACGTTTGTGTATCCGACTGTGAACCGGACGATTTCGAGCTTGACGTTCTACGAGCGCGAGGCCGGTGGCACGGCCACGCTCGCACGTCTGGGCGTGTATTCGGTGGATGGCAGCGGCAACCTGACGTTGCTCGCTTCGACTACGAATGACACCGCGCTGGTTTCGTCTGGTTGGACCGATGTTACGAAGTCGCTGTCTTCGAGTGTCTCGCTGGTAGCCGGCAACGTATATGCGTTCGGGATGCTGTTGGTGACATCGAACTCAATCGGCGGCGTGCGCGGATTCGGCGGTCACTTCGGTGAGCTTGCCCAAGCGCCGAGGCTGACGGGCCGAGTGACTGGTAAGACCGATCTTCCTTCTTCCGTTGACTACTGGGATGTGTGGTCTTCCGGGGCTGCGATCTATTTCAAAGGCAGCTAATGGATGAGTACGCCCGTCAGGTATTGAAGGCAGGGCAGGATCTAGGTATCACCAAGCGCGGGATCATCATTGCGTTCGCGACGGTGTTCGTTGAGTCGAACTGGATCATGTATGCGAACGAGGCTGACCCCGAGTCGCTTTCGTTCCCGCACCAGGCGCTGTCGTATGACGCGAACTCAGTCGGGTTGTTTCAGCAGAGAGCGGAGTGGTGGGGGACCTGTGCGGATCGCATGGACCCCTACCGCTCTGCGGTGCTGTTCTTCAAGCAGTTGCAGAAGTTCGATTACAACAACCTGTCCATCCCGCCAGGGGACTTCGCCCAGCGGGTTCAGGGTTCGGCTTTCCCGGACAGGTATCAGCAGCGAATCGCTGACGCCACCGCCCTCTACGAAAGGCTCGCCAAACCGTTTGAGGGAGCTATGGAGAAGATTCTCAAGTATTCGCGCTCCGCTGTCGGCTCGTACGACGGTGTAGCACAGCAGCGGTCGTGGGATTGCGGTCCCGCGTCTGCACAGATCGTCTTGCACGCAGCCGGCGTGAACAAAGACGAACAGTTCTTGATCGACCGCATCGGTACTACCGTGAACGGTACGAACCATGCTGGGTTGATCACCCCGATCCTGAACGAGCTTCTGCCTGGGTCGAACTACAAATTGGTCTGGCTCCCTCGTGAGCCGGTGTCCCAGGCTGAGATTGAGGCGCTGTGGACGAACGTGAAGAAGTCGATCGACGGGAATCGTGGGGTAATCCTCAACTTCGAGGCACCGCCGGGGAACTTCCCGCGAGGGTCCAATGGCAGCACGTCCCCGGAGTACCGGGGGAACAATACGATCTATCACTACGTGGCTGGGATGGGTTATGCCATCGACAGTTCCGGTGGTAGGCACATCTGGATCGCTGATCCGGGTTTCCGTCCGTTCGGGTACTTCTGCTCGTTGGAGCAAGTCGCTACCTTGATCGTTCCGCACGCTTACGCATACGCGGATGTGGCTCCTGTTACCGCTCCCCCGCCGGCTCCTAAGCCGCCTGTGACTCAGGTGTCGATGACGGACACGTTGGAGGAGCTTCTGACGGAGTGGAACGCGATCGAATACGGGGACCTGGGTGCGATCGAGTCGATCGTGAAGTCGGCTAAGGCGAATGATCCGCACGGGGTTGCTGCTCTGGGCCTGCTGGAGCGGGAGAACCCGGCTGCTTTGCAGGCTTACATCAACAACAAGAAGGGCTGAGTATGACCCCGAATATCCGCAAGTACCTCTACACGTTCGGTGTGGTGGTCTTCGCAGCCTTAACCGTGTTGTCCACGTTCAAGATCATCGACCCCGATACGGCGGCGTCTGTGAGCGCCGCTATCACGTCGGTGCTGGGCCTGTTCGGTGTGACGGTTGCCGGTACGGCTGCCTACAACACCCAGAAGCAGATCAAACAGGGTCAGTTCGATGAAGTTTCGCCGGCTGACAAAGTCATCCAGGGCATCAACGATGTTGTGGCGCAGGCTGAGTCGGCCAAGACCGATGTTGAGAGAGTCAAGGAAGCTGTCGCATCTGTGACCAGGGACATCCCAGTCCTGGGTCCGTTAGCGCAGCAGGCTCTGGACAGTTTGCCTAAGTAGAGAGGAGGTGGGGGCTAGTGACTGATGTAGAGCTGGCCCCCTCCCCTCCGCACATCATCGGCCCGGTCTGGCAGCGCACCGAGGCCGGTGGTTGGTACTTGCCTGAGAAGACCCTGGGTTGGGGTGTTCTGAACTGGTGGGCGTCTTACGTCAACACCCCTGGCGGTGACCACGCCGGCACGGCGTTTATGCCGACGCTGGAGCAGGCGCGTTTCGCGCTGTGGTGGTACGCCGTCGATGAGAACGGCAATTACGCTTTCCGAGAGGGCATCCTTCGCCGCCTGAAGGGGTGGGGCAAGGACCCGTTCGCTGCCGCAATGGCTTTGGCTGAGATGTGTGGCCCTGTCGCTTTCAGTCATTTCGATGAAGAGGGCAACCCGGTGGGCAAGCCCCGCCATGCGGCGTGGATCACGATCGCCGCCGTCTCCCAGGATCAGACGAAGAACACGTTCAGTCTGTTCCCGATTATGATCTCGAAGAAGCTCAAGGAAGAGTACGGGCTTCTCGTTAACCGGTTCATCATCTACTCCGAGGTCGGGGGCCGCATCGAAGCGGCCACCTCGTCTGCCGCATCGGTCGAAGGCAACCGCCCTACGTTCGTCATCGAAAACGAGACGCAGTGGTGGGGCGCTGGCCCCGGCGGTGAGGTCAACGATGGTCACGCTATGCACGGGGCTATCGAAGGTAACCTGTCGAAGATCCCCGGTGCTCGCCGGCTGGCGATCTGCAACGCGCACATCCCCGGTAATGGCACAGTCGCCGAGATGGATTGGGACGCTTACCAAGATATCCTGTCCGGTAAGGCTGTCGATACCGGGATGTTGTACGACGCGCTAGAAGCTCCTGCTGATACTCCGGTGTCGGAGATCCCGTCGAAGATGGAAGATCCGGTCGGTTTCGCGGAGGGCGTGGAGAAGCTACGCGAGGGCGTGGTGGTTGCCCGAGGCGATTCGGTGTGGCTTCCGGTGGACGAGATCGTCATGTCGATCTTGGATATCAAGAACCCGATCACAGAGTCCCGCCGCAAGTTCCTCAATCAGATCAACGCGCAGGAAGATTCTTGGGTTGCCCCCAACGAGTGGAATCGCCTGGCTCGCCCGGAGGCGAAGCTGCAACGCGGGGACAAGATCGCGTTGGGCTTCGACGGTTCGAAGTCGAATGACTGGACGGCCCTTGTGGCTTGCCGCATCGAAGACGGTGTGTTGTTCACGATCCGGGTGTGGAACCCGGAGGACTTCGGTGGGGAGGTCCCCCGCGAGGACGTGGATGCCACGGTCCGTTCGATGTTCGCCTCGTATGACGTTGTCGCTTTCCGCGCTGACGTGAAGGAGTTCGAGGCGTATGTCGATCAGTGGGGTAAGGACTTCAAGAAGAAGGTGAAGGTGAACGCCTCACCGAATAACCCGATCGCGTTCGATATGCGCGGTCAGCAGAAGAAGTTCGCGTTCGACTGTGAACGGTTCTTGGATGCGGTCCTCGAAGAGTCGCTCTCCCACGACGGGAATCCGGTGCTTCGGCAGCATGTTTTGAACGCCAAGAGGCATCCGACTAACTACGACGCAATCTCAATTCGCAAGGCGAGCAAGGACTCCAGCAGAAAGATCGACGCTGCCGTCTGCGCCGTTCTGGCATTCGGCGCACGACAGGATTATTTGATGAGTAAGAGAAGCAGAAGCGGAAGGGCGGTGGTGATTAGGTGACAAGTCCGTTAGCCCCGGAGCCTGTAACTGACACAGACCGCGAGCGAGATGTCATGCTCAACCTCTTCGAGGAAGCACGCCGTCCGCTAGGTGACAACACCGCCTACTACGAGGCGCAGCGCAGGCCTGACGCTATCGGTGTCACGGTCCCCACCCAGATGCAGAAGTTGTTGGCGCACGTCGGTTATCCGCGTGTGTACATCAATTCGATCGCGGAGCGCCAGGAGCTTGAGGGCTTCCGGCTGGGCGGCGCTGAAGCCGCCGATGAGGAACTGTGGGATTGGTTCGTCGCGAACAACTTGGATATCGAATCCACGTTGGGCCATACGGACGCGCTGGTTCATGGCCGGTCGTATATCACGGTGTCGAAGCCAGATCCCAAGCTTGATCCGGGCGCTGATCCGAACGTGCCGATCATCCGGGTGGAGCCGCCTACCGCGCTGCACGCTGTGATCGACCCGCGTACCCGCCAGGTGACGAAGGCGATCCGGGCTGTGTACGCCGAGGACGGCACGCAGGTTGTGATGGCGACGTTGTATCTGCCGGATAAGACGGTGGCGTGGGTGCGGGACCAGGGCCAGTGGGTCCCGGTGATGAACGTAGTCCACGGGCTGGAGATGGTTCCGGTGATCCCGATCCCGAACCGGACCCGGTTGTCGGATCTGTATGGCACGTCGGAGATCACCCCGGAGCTTCGGTCGATGACCGATGCAGCCGGCCGGATTCTGATGAACATGCAGGCGACGGCAGAGCTTATGGCGGTGCCGCAGCGTCTGTTGTTCGGTGTGAAGCCCGAGGATCTGGGTGTAGACCCGGATACGGGCCAGTCGCTTTTCGATGCGTATCTCGCTCGTATCCTCGCGTTCGAGGATGCCGAGGCGAAGGCGCAGCAGTTCTCCGCTGCGGAGCTTCGGAACTTCACCGACGCACTGCAAGAGGTCGCGAAACAGGTTGCCAGCTATACAGGTCTGCCCCCGCAGTACTTGTCTACGCAGAATGACAACCCGGCCTCTGCCGAGGCGATTCGTTCGTCTGAGGCGCGTCTGATCAAGACGGTGGAGCGGAAGAACAAGATCTTCGGTGGCGCGTGGGAAGAGGCCATGCGGGTGGCTTACAAGGTGATGAAGGGCGGCGATGTGCCGCCTGACTATTACCGGATGGAGTCCATCTGGCGTGACCCGTCTACTCCGACGTATGCGGCTAAGGCCGATGCTGCGGCGAAGCTGTACGCGAACGGTGCCGGCGTGATCCCGAAGGAACGGGCGCGTATCGACATGGGCTACAGCGAGGCTGAGCGTGCCGAGATGAAGAAGTGGGACGAGGAAGAGAACCCGATGGGTCTTCTTGGTGCTGTGGCTGGTGGCCCCCAGGCTGCCCTGCCGCCAGGTGCCGATCCGAAGGCCGAGCTTCAGAAGAAGCCGGCCGATCCCGCTAAGGACGCTCCCCCCATCAAGGGGGCTAAGTGACCCCTGAGCAGTACGCTGCTCGCCAGCAACTGATCACGGCTGCGGTTGCTAATTTCACCTACCAGTTCGGGAAGCTGTTCACGCAGAGAGCGTTGACGCCGACTGAATGGTTGCAGTTGTTGCAGTTCCTATTCCCCGAGGTCCAGTTGCGGCGGCAGCAAGCCGCCGTCCTGGCGCGGGAGTTCTACGACGCGCAGCGACTGAGTTACCACCCCACCACCCGGAACGATGTGTCTCTGGAGGGCACTGACTTCAAGGTGTTCATGCAGTCGATGGAGCCGGTGCGGAAGCGGATGTCTCAGGCAGACAGCCCTTCTGACGCACTGACGATGTTGACGATGCAGGTTGTGCGGGAGGTAGAGAACGCTGGTAGGCGTCAGATCATCCACGCGGTCCAAGAGGAGAAAGAGCCGGGAGTACTTCGGGGCTGGGCACGAGTTGCCACAGGCCGCGAAACGTGCGGCTGGTGCTTGATGTTGATCTCCCGTGGCCCGGTCTACCTTGAGGCGAATACAGCAGGGTTGGACCTGGACGAGGAGTCCGCTCAGCGGATGATCGCTGCTGGCGAGGATGTCAGCGAATACATGGAGGAGTGGCACACAGGCTGCGACTGCAAAGTGATTCCGGTTTTCAAGGCCGACGATTGGGACAACAGTCCTTACGGTCGTGCGGCTGCGAGGGCTGGGGATCTGTGGGGCGATGCTATGGCAGAAGCCCGAATCGTTCTGGAGGAGGACCCGGACAAGGTCCATACGACAGGCAAGAAGCGCGGCCAGGCGGTCACGCTGAATGAGGAAGCGATCAATGCGCTTCGTCGCCGTCTCGCGAGAGGCGGTATCAACACATCCGAGTTCGCTGGTCTTGCAGCGTGACTCACCTAACCCGAGCCCCTGGTGGGCTCTGTATTTGCCCAGGAGGCAACTAACAATGTCCGATACCGACACCACTACCGCTGACACCACCATCGACGCCGGCGTCCCGGAGACGCACCCGGCCCCCGAGGTTTTCAGCAAGGAGTACGTGCAGGAACTCCGTAACGAGGCTGCCCGTTACCGCACTCAGAAGAATGAGGCGGTTGAGGCTACGAAGACCGCTGTTACGAAGGAGTTCGAGGCCAAGCTGGCTGAGAAGGACGTGGCGCTGACGGAACTGCAACAGCAGTTCTCGAATGCACAACTGGAGCTTGAGAAGCTGTATGTGGCTCTCGAAGCGAAGGTTCCGTCTGACAAGGTGCGTGCTTTTGCAGCGATCCTGCAAGGCACTGACGCCGAGTCGATCAACGAGTCGGCTGCGTCGGCTAAGGAACTGTTCACGGGGCTTGATCAGAAGAGCCCCGCGTACGACCCCACCCAAGGGGCCGGTAGCGGCGTTCTGCCGCTTAACGGTGACCCGCTCCTCAACGCCTTGAAAAAGGTTGTTGGGATCTAAATCCCTCTTCTAAGGAGAAGAATCAATGGCATTCGCTGCCAACAACTCCAAGCTGGCACAGACCAGCGACACCATCTTCAGTGGCTACCTCGATCCGGTCCTCGCGCAGGACTACTTCGCTGAGGCCGAGAAGGTGTCCATCGTTCAGCAGATCGCCCGGAAGATCCCGCTGGGACCGACCGGTGTGACCATCCCGCACTGGAACGGTTCGGTCTCTGCTGAGTGGGTCGGTGAGGCCGGTATGAAGCCGATCACCAAGGGCTCGCTCACCAAGCAGTCGATCAAGCCGGCCAAGATCGCGACGATCTTCGCGGAAAGCGCCGAGGTCGTGCGTGCGAACCCGGCTAACTACCTGGGCATCATGCGTACGAAGATCGCTGAGGCTATCGCCCTGGCGTTCGACGCCGCCGTGCTCAACGGCACCAACACCCCGTTCGGTGCTTACATTGCACAGACCTCGAAGAGCGTGTCGCTCATCGACTCCGGTGGTGCCGGTGTCGCTACCGACAACAACGCCTACAACGGTCTGAACGCGGCTCTGTCGCTTCTGGTCAACGATGGCAAGAAGTGGAACGGCACTCTCTTCGATGAGAAGGTGGAGCCGATCCTCAACGGCAGCAAGGACGGCAATGGCCGTCCGCTGTTCTTGGAGATCGCCCCTCCGGCCGCTCAGGTCACCCCGTTCCGTTCGGGCTCCATCCTGGGCCGTCAGACGATCATCTCGGACCACGTCCAGAACGGCACCACGCTGGGTTACGCCGGCGACTGGAGCCAGGTGGTCTGGGGTCAGGTCGGCGGTCTGTCCTTCGACGTGACCGACCAGGCCACGCTGAACTTCGGCACCGAAGGTTCTCCCAACCTCGTGTCGCTGTGGCAGCACAACTTGGTCGCGGTCCGTGTCGAGGCCGAGTTCGGCGTGCTGGTCAATGACCCGCAGGCGTTCGTCAAGCTGACCAACGTCGTCACTGCCTAGTCACTTTGGAGGGGGCCCCTTCGGGGGCCCTCTCCGAGTGCGTGGAAAGGATTCAAATGGCAAAGGTTATTCACCAGGGCGGCGCTGCCGCCGAGGTCGATGACGCTTTCGTTGAGGCTCTGCTCGCTACCGGCGAGTGGGAGGTCGCTGGCGCACCGGCTCCGGTTCGCCGCACCCGCAAGCCCAAGGTCGAAGAGGCTCCCGCTACCGAAGAGTGAGGTGAGATATGGCGTACGCCAGCGCATCTGACGTAACAGCTCGTTGGGCACGCACACCCACTGACGAAGAGAACACGCTCATCACCGTCCGGTTGGAGGATGCTGAGCGGTTGATCCGGCGACGGATCTCTGACTTGGATGACCGTATCAACGCGGGGACGATCCTCGAAGAGGACGTTATTCAGGTTGAAGCGGAAGCGGTTCTGAGGCTTGTCCGTAACCCCGAGGGTTACATGTCGGAGTCTGACGGCAACTACACGTACATGCTCCGTAACGATATCGCTACTGGCCGGCTTGAGATCCTTGCCGACGAGTGGGAGATCCTAGGGGTGGCCCGGCGTCGGTTCGGGGTTCTGGTTCCGAATGTGGTGTTGCCGCAATGACGGAACCGATCGTTCACCGGTATGACCCGCGCAATGTCGATGCACGCAAGTGTGATCACGAGGCTGATCCCCCGGTTTGTTGGTGCGTCCATGATTGGCGCATCGGACCGTGGAGTAACGCGGAACGGAAGGTCTAATGAGCCTACTCGACCGTAACCACCCGGAGGACGTGATCGTCTACCCGGAAGAGGTTGTGACCGACATGGACGGGAACATCCGTACCCGGCCTTCGACGGTCGGGTTTCCCGCTAAGGCGCGTATGCAGCCGCTGGGGCAGTCGGGCACTTCGTCCCGACGCCAGGAGCAGGACAACGAGGGCTTCGAGTCGGAGCGGGTGTACAACATCCGCTTCCCGAGGGACATGCCGTTGCTGGGCGCACAGACCCAGATCGAATGGCGGGGTGTCCGTTGGGCTTTGTTCGGCACCGAGGTGTTGTACAACAACTCCCCCCGTACCCGGCACGTCACCTACACCATCAAGAGGTTCTGATGGCTGTCAGGTTGAAGGGTCGCAAGTTCGTCAACGGCACAGCCGCACACCACCACGAGACTCAGAATGCGCTTCGCCGGCTGACTCGTGAGGTTGAGGCTAAGGCCAGGGGGAATCTACGCGCTGCTCGCAGTACTACGGAGTGGACGAAGATCGCTGACCCGGA